CGCAGCGTGTCGCTGGTGGCGAGAGTTCCGTTGGTTTAGTCGCTGGCGTAAATTGTATCGGTCAGGTCGTCCAACTTACTATGGAATATTCCGCTTCCGCCACAAACGACCACGTCGTAGATGTTTTTGGAGAGCATACCATACTTTGTAGTTTAGATTTAAATACCCTTACTTGGTCTATTGCTGTTTAGGTCAAAAAATAAACTTTTTTTCAATAATATCTTTCAATAATATATTATGGAAATAAAAAACCCATCACGGGAAGAGGCAGCATTATTAACACAGGCAACATATCAACTTGGAGAGAAAGGTGTTAATAAAAAAGACAGAGTAGCAAATGCTAATAAACTCGTAGAGCAGACTGGATATGTAGTCAATTCTCAACATTCAAATAGCGAGGTCACGGCATATCAACATAAAGACGACCCCAATAATGTTTTTATAGCACACAGAGGAACAAAAGTAGATACTGATAGACGTAATAAAAATCACAACGATATTACAGCAGATTTAATGACCGCTATTGGTTTAGGGGGACACGACGCAAAAATGAAAAGTAGAAAAAAAAAAACTAATTCTATTATTAAAGCACTCCAACCCACTTCCGCTTTACATTTAGGAGGACACTCGTTAGGCGGTGGAACATTAAACCACACCATAGCAAATAGCAGACAAGTAAGAAAGCATCTAACTTCTGCTAAAACATTTAATGCTGCCGCCAACCCCGTATTTAGTAATGGAGCGGCGGTTAATTCAAAATATGCGAAAGAATTAGAAAATAAAGTAGAACATCACAGGATTAAGAATGACCCCGTAAGTGCTGGATTTTTAACTGGAAATGTTCCATTTGGAAAACTAAAAACCCACAGCGTAAAACACGATAGTAGCAAAGGGAAATCTTTTTTACAGAACCTCGTGGAGGCAACGACGGCATTAGGACAGGCAAAAAGATTTACAGAAAAAGGAATTCACGCACACGCAATCTCTCATTTCCACGATGGTAGTGTTAAGAAGAAAAAAAATAAAAAGTAAATATAAATGTCTTGTATTTCTCTAACAGAAACGGGACTTCTTGCTTTAACAGGAATGGTGATAGGATTTGTAATATCTTTTTGTAAAACAGCAGAGCAATCTCGGTGTAAGAATATAACTCTCTGTTGGGGAATAGTTAATTGCGAACGGCAACCATTATCGGGTGAAACAATATTGGAAATGAATGAAGAAACACCGCAAACCAATAACCCGCCTATTCCTCCCCACTTATAATACTTTACACATTAGACATTACACTTATGATTTATGATTAATGAATTAGTAGTTTAATAAATTTACAAATCCTCACCTCCATTTTCTAAATCTACTATTATATGGTCGTCGCAACAATTGCTGGAAGTTTTACATTTTAATTTATAAATCCTATATGCTAATATAATAATAAAAAAAGAACCAGCACCCTCCAAAGTGTATTTTGTATAGTCTTCCATATAAAATATCAATATATAATATAATATGAGTAAAACATTATTCAATCAAAATGTATTCCAAAGTAAAAATGTGACGAATAGTGATGATGTATCATCTTTAAAAGTAGATACATTTAAGGCAACAACCCTTACAGCAACCACAATAATAAATGCCGAACTCCAAGCAGCGACCGCAGGGGTTGCGACAAATACAGCGGCAATAGCAAATACAGCAAATGATTTCACCGCCGCATATCCCCTCGTCAAAAGCACGAGAACACCACCACTAACAGACGCAATATCAGTCCTGAATGTTGGAGTAGTAACAGATGGTTCAACTGCGTTAATACAAAGCGGAGCAGTATTCACAGGATTAGCGAGCAAACAAGCAGTCTTGGTGGCGGGCGACGGAATAGCATTATCAGGACCAGCAAACTCAACCGTTTCGTTTGATGGAACAATATCCCAAAATATTACAACAGACGCAATAAATACAATAACAGGAGGTTCTTTAAAATATATAGATGGCGGAGTAGTGACTGACGTAAAAACCAAAATAGATGCGGCAAATGTAATAATAGGAAATAACACATCAGCAATAGTTTCTCACGCAGGATTAATAGGAGCGAACACGACAGCAATAGGAGCGAACGCAACATTAATAGGAGCGAATGCGACAGCAATAGGCACAAAACAAGACACCTTAACTGATTTAGCGAATGGTGGTATTGGTATTAATATTAGTGGTGCTGGTTTAATTAGTGCCGACACTTATGGTGCGGAAAGTAATGGTGGTTTAGCAATTAGCGGCACAAGACAATTCAGTTTAGATTTTTCAAATCTAAATACCGATATTAATATTCCTCAACAAGTCATTATCAGGAATGATGACGAACCACAATTGCTCGTTGGGGCATCGTCCAATACGGCACAAGATGTCGCTATATCTATTCGTGGTTCAAAAAACGGCAACACTTCTTCTCGGGAGGCACAGTTAAGATTTGAAAATTACGACCACGATTTAGGTGACGAAAATTTACTGGGAGAAATAGGTGGTTTCGTTTTAGACAGCGGCACAAATGTAGGTGGGTTAATATTTGGTAATTATGCCGATGGTAATACAGGTAAGTCAGCATTATCTATGAATCAAAATGGTAAGTTTAATTTTACTGGTAGTGTTCCACGCAATAGTTCTGCTTTTCAAGACGAAGTCAAGATTAATGTTGATGGAGATGTCTTTGTTAGGCAGGGTTTGGTTTTAGAACCATTTGATATGGGAGTAACAACTTTTTCAAATGGGCGGACAGATTCCGCATCAAGTTCCGCATCAAGAGAAAAAATCTATATAAAATTTTTACCGTTTGGCGACACCGATGGTAGTGATTGGTTTTATCTGCGAGAGATTTCCACAGGGACAAACGCAGGGCATCTCGCTTTGGATTTCCACGATGATACAAACGATGTCCGTTTTTCTATAAGGAACGTCCATTCGTCAGGACAAGACCCCGACGTAATCACCGAAGTATTTGATGTTAAAAGTGCTGGCGTCACGGCACATACAGCGGTGTATAGAATTCCACAAATGATTTTCTATAATTTTGACCCAGCACAACTGGGGAACAACGAGAGTGGAAATGCGAAATGGGGTAAAGGCGGAATACAAGACGTGCTTATTGCGACCCCCCGTATAACAGGAACACAATTAGCAAGTTTTTCGGCGGGGACGATTACGATAAGCAACAACGGGTATTACAGAATTAAAGTTTCATCAAATCCTCAAACAGACAATTATAATGACCGTTTAGCGTTTGCCGTATATTTACAAATCGGTTTAACATCGTATTTTGAAAATGCTGCCTATAATTTTTTTGGTTGGTCTTATACCCGTAATAATACTGACGGGGCACACGCCAGTATTACATTTGAAGATTATATATATATATCAGCAGGCACAGAGGTTCGGGTGAGGAATAAAGTGGATACTGATGATTTGGGATTTAATAATGAAGTAAATGAAGATAATGTTGAAAATTATCTCAACATTCAAATTGAACGCATCGCTGAAACGGACATAACTTGATAGAGTCAGTTTAAAAAATTATAGAGCGGGTTCGCACCGCCTCTATGAGTGTGGAGGTTGGGAGTGGTTGAACGACGAGAGTTATATCACAAGTATTTTAACATACCTTACTGTCGCCTGGTTCGCCTGACTCGCTCACGCTTACCTTACCTACTTTCAATAAAACAAGAAAAGAATGGATATTCGCTCCTTCTTTGGTTTGCCGAAGAACCCTCGTAAGAGTGTCTTTCTTGTCTTGGAAAAGAAACCTCGTAAGAAATACGAACACACTCCCAAGTGGTTCAAGAAAAAGATGCTTCAAGAACTTTCTCTTACTTTGGAGCATCTCAATAAAGAAGAAAGAAATATCTTGAAGTGTGTTCGGTGCGAATGCTACTGAATATGCCGACCAATAATAATTTATCAAATAATTTATTAAAATAACATCATAAAAACGCCAAAAAAAGAGTAGTTATAACAATATAATTATAATTATATTTAAATAACTTATTATTTTTATAATATAATCATCAGTTATATTATTTTTGGCGGCAATTTATAAATAAAATTGATTTAAAGATATTTTGCGATGTTTTATGATAATATGCCCGACTATTCCAAAAGTATTATATATACAATTCGCACGAGAGATAGTCTGTATGTTGGAAGCACAACTAATTTTATTAACCGCAAATATCATCATAATTGTTGTATATATCAAAAAAAGAATAGAAAGTTATACGAAACAATAAATAAAAATAATGGGGAGTGGGATATGAAACCATATAAGGAGTTTCCGTGCGAAAATAAACTACAATTAAATATAGAAGAAGAGCGTATTAGGTGCGAACTAAAAGCGGATTTAAATATGAATAGTTGTATCTTCTCTTTGGAGAAACATAAAATAAGACAAAAGAAAAAGCAAGAGAACCTCAAAATAAAATATAGAACCGACGCAGAGGCAAAGATGAAAAAAAGAGAAGCAGATAAAAAATACCGAGAGGAAAACAAAGACAAAATAAAAGAGAATTATAATAATAATAAAGAGGCAAGACTTAAATGTAGTAAAAAATGGAAAGACGCAAATAAAGATAGACAAGCGGAATATCAAAGAGAATACCGCAAGAAAATAAAAGACAAAAATAAAGATTAATTTGTTTAGGAATTAATTTATATAACTAATTTATAAATTAATTTAAAATAATATATTTAGTAATATATATAATGGAAAGAGAAAAGCAAAGTCTTATTAAGGAACTTGGAGAAAGCACCGCAAAGTCTTACGCTGGGTCGTATGAAAGATTGAGGAAAATATTGGAACTGAAAGACCGTCGGAAACCAATAAAAAAGATTTCTCTTGATGTTGTTTTAGAAGCAATTGAAAAGGTGGATAATCCCTCCACAGCATACAGCGTATTTGTAATCGCCAAAAAACTATTTTCTTACGGAGATAATAAGGAAAAGTTTGATGCGTTGGATAAAAATATTAAACAAAGAAAACGGGAAATACAAGTTGATAAAAATAAAAACCTCTCGCAATCTCTGCCGACATATAAAGAGATTGGGGCAGCAGTCAAGAAGGAAACTGAACCTCGCAAATATATTACAAGTTTCATAATGTTTAAAATTAATACACGCAATCAAGATGTCGCTCTTGCCGACCTCCACGCAAAACCGAAAGACCAATATGACGAGAAGAGAAACCATCTCATTCTTGACGGGAATAAAGTTATATTTATTCGTAATATTTACAAAACGGCACGGAAATACGGACAAAAGAAAAATATTATTGCTGTTAAAAAGTTTGCCGACGCTGTGAAAGAATTGCTGGGTGATGCTGATACAAAACCATTATTTACCCGCAAGAACGGGGAGCATATCAGTCAAGCATCTATCGCCTCATATTTAAAAAGGTATGTTGTGCTGGGACTGAACGAGGGTCTTATAATTAAAGCAGTTCTTAAATATGCCGACGAAGAAGGCAGTTATGATATGTTGCGAAAAATTAGTGCTAATCGTGGAACTGGTGTAAATGTTCTTTTACAAGAATACGATGTTTCAAATATTAAAGAACCGAGCGAAGTTATTTCACAGAAGCAAGAAGTTAAACAAAACGTGGAGGTTGAATAAATCTACGATAGTCTGCTAAATGGTAAGAATTAAATATTATCTTTTGGTTCATCGGCACTTCCACGCAGTCAAATAATGCTTTGGGTGTCTTGTATTTCTTTTTTTTTAAAACTAAATCATTATAATTTAATATTGGTATGCGTTTTAATATCTCCTGTTTTGAACTGAATAATCCAGCATATCCAATTCGGGTTCTCTCATAATTACTATACATCACAATAATAAATAATTTATTTACCATTTATACATATTCTAAATAAAATATTTTTTTGATTGATAATACTCCCTTCCTTTTTGCTTAAAAAACTCTTTGTTTGCTTGGTAATACTCCTTTCTCCTTCTTTTGTCTTTCTCCACATTCAACCCACAACAAGAATTACAATTTAAATCCGCTTTCAGTTCGCACCTAATACGCTCTTCTTCTATATTTAATTGTTGTTTAGTTTCGCACGGAAACTCCTTATATGGTTTCATATCCCACTCTCCGTCATTATCACGAATGGTTTTGTATAATTTAATGTCTTTTATTTCAATATAAGTTTTATGTAAGTTTTTGCGGTTGGTAAAGTTTGTGGTGCTTCCAACATACAGACTATCTCTCGTGCGAATTGTGTATATAATACTTTTGGAATAGTCGGGCATATTATCCTAAAACATCTTAAATTATCTTTAAATTTTATTTATACAAACATCATACTCGGGGCGGCAGGTGTCGGCGACGGCGACGGGGTTGGCGGCGGCGGTGGTGCTACTTTCTTTTCCCTTTTAGTATATTTCCTCTTCTCTTTCTTTTCAGGAGGTTTTACCTCCTCTTTTTGGGAAGCAATTAGTTCTTTATATTGTTTCATCGTGAGCGGTTTATCATCTGGGTCTTGTGCTGGTGGCGGTGGTGCTGGTGCTGGCGGTGTTTCCTTAACGGGTGTAATCTCTTTTGCTGCGGGTTTTGCTTTCGCTGCCTTTTTTGCTGCCGCCACATCTCGTAATCGCTGGTCGTTCGCTAATTGTTTAGCAG